GGCACGGGCGTGGTTGCTGCCGGGGATGTGATTACGCTGGCCAACGACACAAACCAGTACGTCGTCACGTCGGTGTCGTTTGCTGGCGCTAACCCGGCATCCGGCGACAGCATCACGATTGCCGCTCCCGGCCTGCGCAAGGCCCAGGGCGTTGCAACCCGCGCCATCACCGTGATTGCCACCGGCCCGCGTAACATGGCGTTTGCCTCGTCCGCTATCGTGCTGGCCGCTCGCCTGCCGTCGCGTCCTGCCGCTGGCGACATGGCTATCGACGTGATGCAAATCACCGACCCGCGCTCCGGCCTGACCTTTGAAGTCTCGGTATATCCGGGCTTCCGCAAGGTCGTTTATCACATCTCGTTGGCGTGGGGTGTGAAAAACATCAAGCCGGAACACACCGCGCTGTTGCTGGGCTGACGAACACCGGGCAAGGATGCCCACAACCCCACCTTGCGGATGAATCGCCATGGCAATTGTCGTTGAAAATGGCTCAGTCGTAAGCGGGGCCAACTCCTACATCTCCCTCGCTGATTTCAAGCTCTACGCGGCTGCGCGTGGCATCACTCTGCCCGCCGATGCGACCGTTGAATCATATCTCGTCAAAGCAACAGACTACCTCGAATCAAACCGGAATCGTTTTGTCGGCACGCTGACAGAGCGGGATCAGCCGTTATCCTGGCCACGCGACAATGCCATTATTGAGGGCTGGGCGTGGCTCAACAACGAAATCCCGCGACAGGTCATCAACTGCCAATGCGCTCTCACGGTTGAGCAGGTTGACGGCCTTGACATGTACAACCCGGCATCCGCCCTGCCTGTCGTCCGCGAGAACATCGCTGGCGCGGTCGAAGTCGAATATGCAAACCCCGGCCAAGCCGCGAAGGTCACCAAGACCCGCGAGTCGCAAGCCATTCTCCGCACCCTGCTGAAAAACAGCGGGCTGATGGTAGTGCGCGCATGACTGCCTTCTATGACCGGATGGCCGCGACTGTCACTCGGCTACTGACCGAGTACGGGACGGCGGTCAATATCGTCCGGCCTGCGCTCAATTTTGATAACGCGACGAACCGGCCCACATCGGGCGGAAACACCGTGATTGCATCCACGGGAGTTTTTCGCGAGATAGAGAGGCGGCTGGTTGACGGCACCCGCATCCAGTCCGGCGACCGCGAACTTGTCATGGTGCCGGATGTTGAGGTCAGGATGGGCGACCGCATCGACGTTTCCAGCATCGGCGACACGACTGCAACCACGGTTGGCGGCGCTCCCGGAATCATCCTCGGCGCTGGCGTGGCTGGAAGTTGGGCCATCCAGGAAATCAATGAAGTGCGCCCTGCTGGGACCATTCTTGCCTATGTCGTGAGGGTTCGGCGATGAGCTTTGAATCCGATTTGGAGCGGTTCGCACGGCGCGTCGGCAAGTCGCTGGATGAGACGTGCCGCAGTGTGACGATCAAGTGGTTTTCGGCCACGATCATGTCAACCCCGGTTGATACCGGACGACTGCGCGGAAACTGGCAGGCATCGCAAGAAGCGCCAGCATCCGGGACGACAGCGGACGTAGACAAGGCAGGAAACGCAACGATTGCAAAAGCCGTGCGCAAAATTGGCGGGGCCGGATCGGTAAACTACCTCGTCAACAATCTCGACTACGCGGAAAAGATCGAGTTCGGCGGCAGCAATCAAGCCCCTCGTGGTATGGTCCGCATCAATCACGCTCGCATCCTGCGCATCGTCAAACAAGTGGCAGCGGAGAATCAGGTATGAGGTTTGCCGACATTCAATCCGCCCTGTTTGCCTCGTGGGAAACCGGCGCTTACGGCCTGACCACGTACTACCCGAACCGCGACTACAATCCGGCAGCGGGCGACGACCATGCCCGGCTGTTTGTTCTGTGGGCTGGCAGCGATGCGGCAACGCTGGGCGATGACGGAACAAACGAGGTCACCGGCATTTTCCAAGTTGACCTCATGTACCGTACCGGGCGCGGCGATGGCGAGGCGCTGGAAAAAATCGACGAGATTTGCGCGGACTACACATCCGGAACCCGTCTGACCTACGATGGCCAGCAGGTCGTAATCTGGGGCGCAACCCCCACAACCCTATCCACTGAAAACGGCTGGCTCCGGTCAGTTTTGACAATCAACTTTAGCGCGTATGTGCGGAGATCATAATCATGGCAATTGCAGGCGGTTCACTGGCTCGGCTCGCGTACATCGCTGAAGTCACCTACGGCACCACACCGGCCACACCGGCCTTTCAGGTCATCAACCCGACCAGCCACAGCATCGGGCTGGAAAAAGAAACATTCCAGTCGGAAACCATCCGCTCCGACCGGCAGCTGAACGATTTCCGGCACGGCGTCCGTCAGGCATCCGGCGACATCGGCATTGAGTTCCGTGACGCATCATGGGATGACCTGCTTCAGGCTGTGATGATGGGTACGTGGACGTCTGATGTGCTGAAGGCAGGCACCACGCGCCGGTCGTTCACCATTGAGCGATTCTTCTCCGACATCACCCGCTATCGTCGGGCGGTGGGCTGCGAGTTCAACTCGTTCAGCCTGGAATGCCCGGCATCCGGCATTGTGACCGGCACCTTCGGCGTGATCGGCATGGACGACACCGGATCCGGAACCGAGATTGTCAGCAGCAGCTACACCGCCGACCCCAATGAAAACGTCATGGATTCGCTGTCCGGTAGCATCACCGTCGGCGGATCTGCTGTGTCCTGCATTACCTCTATCAAGCTCACCCTTGAAAACGGCATCGAAAACCTTCCGGTCGTTGGCGAAACCACCCGCATCCGTGGCGCTGCTGGCCGTTCGATTGTGACCGGTGAGCTGACCGCGTTCTATCAGGATGACACGCTGCTGGATGCGTTTGAGGATGAGACCGAGGTCGCCATTGTGTTCACCCTGACCGACGGCGTGGCCACGTACACATTCACGCTGCCAAAAGTCAAGTTCACGGGCGGCAAGCCGGAAGTAGGCGGCGAGCGTGAAATCAGCATAACGATGCCATTCCAGGCCATCTACAGCAGCAGCGATGCAACCCAACTCAAGATCGAGCGCGCCTGATGAAAGCGACCGACTTTTATACGCTTGAAGCGGCAAACGCGGGGAAATGGGTTCCTATTCCTGGGCGAAATGGGCGCATGACTGGGGAGCATATCCACGTGCTGCATACCGACTCTGACGCATTCCGGCAGAAACGCGCTGCCGTTTTTACCGCTGCTGCCATGATCGACCCGGCCACACCGGACGAAGAACGGAAGCGGTTGCGGGACGCCGCCATGCTGGAATTGCTGGCGTCGGCGGTGTCGGGGTGGACGCTGGAGGATGAGTTTAGCCGGGAGGGCGTACTGGAGCTGCTGACCAATGCGCCCTACCTCGCTGACTGGCTCGACCGCACCACATCGGATGCATCGGTTTTTTTCGGCAGCGGCTCGACCGGCTCATTGAGCACTGCCGAGCCGAAGCAAGACTCGAACAGCCCCCAAAAGGCGGAACCGGACGACTCCGCGACCACCTGACAAGCGTCTGGCGGCAGACCGGGCGCAAACCGAAGGCGCTGACGACACCGGACGCGCCGGAGGAATTGCACTACCTGTGGTCCTACTACTGCCAGATCAAACGCGGTCAGGCGCTGACGTGGCAGGAGCTTCAGGCGTGGTCGCAGATGGTCGGCATCCCGCTGCACGGATGGGAATCGGAAACAATCATGCGGATAGAGTCCGCTGTACAGAGGGCCATAACCGATGACAACACTGGCTGAACTGATTCTGCGGGCCGATTACCGCCAGATTGACGAAGCGTCCGGCTCGCTCGGCGGATTAACGCAAGCGGGCGGCAAGGCGGCATCGGCCATGAAGTCGCTGGCCGTCACCCTGGGCGCTGCGTTCGGTGTCCGCGAGGTCATGCAGGCCGCTGAGGCCTACACGACCATTTCCAACCGACTCTCCCTCGTCACGAAATCCAGCGACGAGTTATACGCCGCACAATCCGACCTGTTTGAGATTGCTCAGCGCACCCGCTCACCGCTTGAAGCAACCGCCGAAGTCTACCAGCGCCTCGCTCAAAACGCTGGGGCGCTCGGGCTGTCGCTGTCAGAAGTGGGCGACACCACGGAAACCATCAACAAGCTAATGGTGATCTCCGGCACGTCCGCGCAGTCGGCTGAAGCTGCATTGACGCAACTCGGGCAGGCATTCGCGTCCGGGACGCTCCGGGGCGAGGAACTCAACTCCGTCATGGAGCAGGCTCCGGCGCTGGCCATGGCGATTGCCGAGGGCATGGGCGTCACGGTTGGCGAACTGCGGAAACTGGGCGAACAAGGAAAGATAACATCAGCCGCCGTCATCGAGG